GCTGTAGGTCCGCGATGTTGTACCGCTGCGTCGAGGCCGTCGCGCAGAGCGCGCAACTCTTCCCGGTGAGGACGCGCCGGTAGCCGACGACCCACGGCCGGCCGGCCTTCGCGGCGGAGACCGCGCCTCGGTTCGCGAGGATGACGTCGGTCCGGGCGGTCGAGGTGGCACGAGCTCGGCCGGCGGCGAGGGCCTGGTCGACGTTCCCTCCGTTCCCGACGATCCGGCGCGCCTCGACGATCGAGCGGTTGTAGACGGCCTCGGTCGGGGCCCCGTTCCGGATCGGCGGGAGGGTCGGGACGATCGAGGAGGCTCGGCCGAGGACGGCGTCGTTCGCCTCGAGGTAGCCGGCGGCGAGGGCGGCGGTCTGCTGCTGCGCCGCGGTCGAGATTCTCGCCGCGGCATCGGTGAAGCGGCGCGCCGAGACGTCGTCGAGGCCGGCGTACGCGTCCCACGCGTCCTCGACGAGGCCGGCGGAGGTCTCTCGGATCGCGAGGAGGCTCGCGTGGTGGGCCTGCTGGATCCGGGCGAGGTCGTCGACCTCCGCCACGGCCTACACCTCGGCCGGGTTCGGGGCCGGAGCCGGCGTCGGCGGAGTCGGCGGGAGGACGGCCGGCGGGCGCGGGGTCTGCGGGTTGCGGAGCTCGGCGAGAGCCGCCGCGCCGGTGATCGAGCTCCGGGCGCGCATCGCGGGGAACCGGGCGATCTGCTCGGGGCTGTAGCCGAGCTCCTCCCATAGCTGCTCGGCCGGGACGTCGAGGTCCTTCTTCTTCGAGACGGCGTCGACGTGCTCGGACTCCGTGCGGGTCTCGGGGTCTCTCCAGATCGTCTCCATCTGCTGCGCGCCGGCGAGCTCCTGGATCTCGGCGACCTTGCCGGCGAGCCGCATCACCTCTTCCCAGCCTGCGCCGAAGTGTCGCTGCTTGCGCCGGACCTTCGCGACGAGACCGGTCTCCGCGCTCTTGAGGGACTCGCCGGAGAGCCGGTCGGCGGAGGCTCGGAGGTAGTGCGGCGGGGTGCTCGACACGCTCGCGATGTGCTGCACGAGGAGCTCGATCGCGCTCACGTACTGGTCGATCGTGACGGCGGGAAACGCTCCGAACTTGGCTTCGGCGTTCTCGGTCCACCACGTCTTGCCGGCTCCGCTCCGGAACGCGGGAGCGATCACCTCGTCCGTCTCCTCGTCGGTGTCGGGCTCCCATCCGGTGACCCATCGCTGCGGGAACGCGGCGAACTCCGAGGCCACGAGCATGTCGGCGAGGAGCTTGTTCGCTGCGTCCTGGATCGGGATTACTGCGCCGAGCTCGGAGTGCGCGGCCCATCCGACGCGCCTCGAGAGGGAGAGCCGGGGCCGGTTGAGGAACTCGACCATCGGCACCACTCCGAGCGGGTTCGGCATCGACGAGGACTCGTCGAGCTTCGCGGCGAGGTCGGCGTGGGTCTCGGCGATCCACTGCACGCGGAACGGGTCGACGATCGCGCCGGTCCTCTTCGCTCGACTCCGGAAGAGGTACACACGGTCCGGCCGGAAGAGCTCGGCGTGCTCGTACCCCTCCTCGTCGGTCCACACTCGGAGGCCGGCGAGCCGCCGGCGGCGGATCTTCGGGTGTGCGAGGACGATCGCGCTCGTCGCGCTCTCGACCGTGATCTCCGGCGTCGTCTCGTCGTCGGAGCCGGCGTCGCCGCGCTGCCACGTCGTGACGTAGAACGCTCCCTGGATGAGGCCGTCGGTGTGACCCATCGCCGATTGGAGGTCGAGCTCGTTCTCCTCCCAGATCCTCTTCGCTGCGCCGTCGGCCTCGGTCTCCTCCCCGACGCGGAACCCTTGCACCTGCAGCCGCTCCTCGACGGCGTCGACGACGAGCGCGCACCAGTTGTCGGCGAACGCTCCGAACAGACCTCCGAACGCTTCGAGGAACTTCTCCGACGCGAACGCGAGACGGTGGTCTCCGTCGTAGTACGCGGTCGCGGTCTCGATCACTCGCCGGCGGCGAACCATCTCGGCGTACATGGTCCGGAGGACGTCGGTCGGGTCGTCGAGGTTCACGGGGTCCTCCTCATGCGACCCCGCCGGCGCGGCGTCGCTTCTTGGCCGGAGCTCGGAGCATCGCTCGAGCGATCGCGTTCACGAGGGCGGCGATCCCGTCGATCCTCTTCGAGCTCTTCCGGCGGTCGGGCTTCGTCGGCTTGATGTTCCCGCTCGGGTCCTGCATCACCTCGACACAGTCGGCCATCCATCGGAGGACCGGGTTCCAGCCGAACCGGAGGAGCGGGAGCTCCGGCGTCGATCCCATGACGAGCCGCTCGAGCTCCTTCGAGGGCCCGGACAGGGACGCGTACCCCTGCCGGATCGGGACCATCGTGTACGGGTTGCGTCGCTGTGTCTGCATCTCTTGAACCGTCTCCGCGGCGTTCCACGGGTCGTAGCCGACCTCCGCGACGGTACAACCGAGCCGGGAGATCTCGGCGGATAGGTCCTCGCGGAACCGGGAGTAGTCGACCACGTTCCCCTCGGTGAGGTGGATCCATCCCTCGTCGGCCCACCGGCGGAGCGGGACCCCGGTCAGCTTCTCGAGGGTGTCGACCCGCTGCTCGGGGAGCCAGAACATCGCGCGGCCGATGTAGCCGGCTCCGTCGGTCTGCGGATCCGGAGCGATGATCGCGGCGGCGGTGAAGTCGGTCGTCGCCGAGAGGTCGATACCGGCGTAGGCGACGGCCTTCCGCCACTCGTCGGCCGTAGGAGCGAGACCCATCGAGGTGTCCCACTGCGCCATCGTGAACCACGCGACCGACTGCTTCGTCCTCTTGCCGAGGTGGAGCCGGAGGTACCGGTTCAACTGCGCCGGCGAGCTCTTCGCCTCCCGGGCCTTCGAGCGGAGGTAGTCGAGCTCGACGGTCCAGCCGACCCCGGGGTTCGCGGCGATGAGGGTCGAGTCCTCGAACGGGCGGAGCTCGATCGCCTCGGCCGACGCGGCGAACACGACCCCGTAGAACGTCTCGTCCTCGGCGTGACCTTCGGCGAGCGCCTCGACGTAGCTCCTCTTCGTGTCGTAGATCGAGCCGGTGAGTCCCTCGTCGGCCGTCGTGATGAACACGACGAGGGGCTGGGTCCGGGACCCCGTTCCGGTCTCGATCGCGTCGATCGTGTCGGGCGACTTGTGGACGTGGACCTCGTCGACGATCCCTCCGTGGACGTTCAGACCGTGGAGGCTCCCTCCGAGGTCCGACGCGAGAGGCCGGAAGATCGAGGAGGTCGACGGGTTCTCGAGGAGGTTCCGCTGGATCCCCCGCGGGCCGAGCTTGCGGCGGAGCGGGCCGCATCGCTCCGCCATCGTCTTAGCCGGCGTGAACACGATCCGGGCTTGGTCCTTGTTCCGCGCCGCGGCGTAGACCTCCGCTCCCGGCTCGTCGTCGGCGAACGCGAGGACGAGGCCGAGACCGGAACACTCGGTGCTCTTCCCGTTCTTCCGGGGCTTCTCGAACCACGCGGTCCTGATGATCCGGCGGTGCTCGCCGAGCTCGTCGCCGCGCCTCTCGGCCGGCGGGAGCTCGTGCCACCGGACGAGACCGAACACGGGAGCGATCTCGTAGAGGAACTGCCAGTCGAGGAGCCGGAGCGGACGTCCCGCCCACCGGCCTTTGATCTGCTCGAACTGCGCGAGGGTCCGGACGACCTTCTCGACTCGCGCCGGGTCGTAGATCACGTCCCGACCGTGCGGGACCGGAGTCACGATCGCCGGCTCGTTCTCCTCGAGCCATCCCGACGCGAGGACGTCGCCGGCCTCGACGAGCTCGACGAGGTGGTCGCCGATCGCCTGCCAGACCTCGCGCTCAGTCGAACAGATCGTCGCCGCTGCCATCGTCGGCCGCTGCTCCTCGGGGGACGGGGATCCGGAGCCGGCTCGTCGGCGTGAGGTAGAGCTCCCGGGCCGCTGCGAGCATCGTCCGGTTCGCCTCCCGGTAGACGATCCACGCGGGGTGACGCGACGCGCCGTCCTTCGTCTCCCGGATCAGTCCCTCCCGCTTCAGGATCTCCTCGGCCTCCTGCATGTGCGCCCACGACGTGACGTACGCGGTCAGAGCTCCCCGGTCGATCTCGGCGAGGACTCCGGCGCGCTCGAGCTCGGGGACGATCCGTCGCCACTCGGCCGAGGCCTTCCGCGACAGTCCCTCCGGAGGCTTCGGCGCGACGGGCGGAAGGACGAGCCGCTTCACCTTCTCGCCGGTCTCGACGTCGCGGAGGGGCTTCGTCCCTCGGATCCTCCGGACGTTGTCCGGCATCGGCACCGGTCCACGTCGGCCCATCGTCTCTACTCCCTACTCGTGAGGTGCCACGCTCCGCACTTCGGGCAAGGGTAGACGCGCACCGGCCGAGCTCGTCGGTTCCCGTGCTCCGCGGCGTACTGCTCGAGCCGGCGACGCGCCTCGGCCTCGGCGAACCCGCTCTTCCCGCTCGGGCACCGGACCACCGGACCACCGGGCGGCGGAGGCTCCCGGCGACGACCTCGAGGAGGGAGCGCCGGCGGATCGTCCCGGTCGAGCTCGGCCCGGGCGCGCTGCTCGGCCGTCGCTCGCCGGCTCCGGTTCCGGCCGGGCCGGGAGTGCCGAGGCCGGTTCCTCCTACCCACCGAACGATCCTCCCCGGGGGAATCGAGTCCGAAACCGGTCCTCGGGTGCGCGCGCTGCCCCCTTTGACCCCGGGGCCGGCCTCGGCCGCGGTGGTACCCCACCCCCCGGTCCGGTCCCTCGTCGAGCTCGTGCGCGGCCTCGTGCGCGCTCGGCTGCTGTCTTGCGCTCGTGGCATGGTCGAGCGTGGATCGGTGCGAGGTTGTCGTCGTCGTCGGTTCCTCCCTCGGCGAGGGGGACGACGTGGTCGATCTCGTCGGCTCCTGGCATGTGGCAGACGTGGCAGATCCCGCGGTGTCGTCGCATGATGCGCCGGTTCCTCTTCTGCTCGGCTGAGCCGCTGAGGCCTGTCCTCTGTCGTCGTCGGTCTCGTGCGCCGGACCACGGGGTCGAGGTGTGGAGCGGGCAGGGTCGGAGGTGTGGGCATAGCGGGGTGGGGCACGGTGACGGGGGGACGGTGGGCATCGTGGCCGATGGTAGGTCGTGTGGTTGTCCACAGTGTGCGAGGGGACGAGGGGGTGGGTCTTGCGGAGTCCTTGACGTCCTCGGTATGCTCCCCGTCCGTGGAGGGGAGCACCGGGGCCGGGAGAGCCGCCCACTCGGTCCCCTCGAGTCGGTAGTTCTCTCGACTTGTCCACAGGGTTTCGTTACGCTGTGGGTATGTTCGAGGTCGAGCTCCCGGTGGCTGTGGTCACGGTTGACGGCGGGGCTGTGCTGGTCCCGGTGGTCGAGCGCGTCGACGGTGTGCTGGTGGAGCGGGCGTCGGGTCTGCCGGTGGAGCTCCTCGACGTGGTGGTGGTGCTCGGGTTGCCTGAGCTCGAGCCGGCCGTGGCCTGACGCGCTGAGACCCCGGACGGTCCGACGGGCGGTGGTCGGTGTCCGGGGTCTCGTGCGGGGGTGTCGGCCGTGCGGTCTCGTGCGCCTCCCGGGCCCGGGGAGGACGGTCGACGGGGTGAGGTTACTCGACGTGGGCGGGGTCGGGGTTCTCTGCTCGGAGGGCTTCGAGGAGCCGGTCGGCCTCGGCGTCGGTGAGGTCGTGGTCGGGGTCGAGGGCGGGGATCTCGTGCGTGGGTGTGCTGGTGGGTTCGTCGCCTCGGGCGCGGGGTCGTGTCGGCTCGAGGAGCTTTCCGACGGCGGCGACGGCGTGCCAGGGGATGAGGACGGCGGCGAGCTCGGGGTCCTCGGTTGCGACGAGGTAGATCGAGGAGGGCCGGCCGTCGTCGGTCCAGGTGGTCGTGTTGACGATCCCGGTCGTGTCCTGGCCGGAGGTGAGGAAGATCCGGGCGCGTTTCCCGTGGAACGATCCGAGGAACGCTCGGAGCTCGGGGTCGGGTCTGCTGGTCCTGGTCATGTCGGGGTCCTTTCGGGTACGGGGTGGAGCTCGCCGGCGAGCCATGCTCGGCCGAGGAGGGTCGGGAGGAGTGCTCTCGTGTCGGGCTTACCCCGTGCGCCGGGCTTCCCGACGCGGTGGAGTGCGCCGGCGGCGACGAGCTCGTACAGGACGTTCTCGACGGTGCGCCACTGGTGGGCGTCGGACGTGAACGCGTCGACGAGCTCTCCCCACGGGATCGGGTCGGGCTTGTCCTGGTCGGCGTCCTCGTAGACGACGTCGAGGAGGGCGCGCACGAGCTCGGGGTCTCTGCGGCGGAGCGGGTCACGCATGCGGGTCTCCGAAGATCTGCCGGAGCTCGGCGAGGGCCTCGGGGGAGATCTCGAACCGGCCGGCGAGCTCCTCGGCCTGCCGGCGGTGCTCGGCCTCGCGGCGGTCGGCGACCTCGAAGAGTCGGGCCTGGTCGTCTCCGTCGATGAGGCCTTCGACCATGCTCTCGTGGGCCTGTCTGCGCCACGGGTCGAGCTCGGGGAGCTCGGCGACGTGGTCGGGGAATACGTGCCAGGGGATCGAGCGGAGGTCGACGGGCCGGCCGTCGACGATCACGGACGCGCCGGGGGTGATCTCTCGGACGAGCGCGATCGCCTCGGTCCTGGTGAGGGCGAGAGAGCCGGCTCGAGCTCCCTCGATCAGTCGGGCGACGAGCGCCGGCGTCACGACGTCCTCCGCTTCCGGGCCTGCTCGCGCTGGTAGGCGCGGACGGCCTCTCGTTCGGCGGGGTCGAGGTCGGCGACCTTCGCTCCCTTCCGCATGCGCCTCTTCGCTCGGGCGAGCGGGTCGTCGGAGAGGGTGCGGGCGGGTCCTCCGCGCTTCCGCTCTCGGTAGAGCCGGGCGCGCTCGGCCGGGGTGAGTGCGGAGCTCATCGGATCATGTTCCGGGCGATCTTGGCGCGGACACGGGCCGCGGCCTCGCCGGCGGGCTGCGCGGCGTACTTGGCCTCGCGGTCCTCGAGGGCGAGTGAGATCACTCGGAGGTCTCCGGCGGTGATCTCCTCGAGGCCGGCGGTCCTGGCCTCCTCGACGGCCTCGCGGACGGCGTTCGCTCGTGCTCGGCGTGCTCGGCGTTCGGCCCAACTCATGACGAGCTCCCGGAGGTCACGGAGGCTCGGCCGGCGTCGAACGCGGCGGCGAGGGCTGCTCGGAGATCCCACACGGGGACCTCGTGGAAGTCGAGGGAGTCGGATCGCTGCTCCTCGAGCGTCTCGATTCCGAGGTGCTGCAGGGCGATCTCGTCGATCGGTGTTCGGGTCATGTCGTGGGCCTTCCTGGGTGTAGGTGAACGGGAGAGGGGGCTGGTAGCCGGCGGGGCCTTCGAGGCCGGGGAGCGGGACGAGGTCCCATCGGGAGGTGTTCACGGGACGAGGATCCAGCCGGAGCTCGTCGCGAGGTAGCACGCGGGGCCGTGGTGCCGGTAGGTCTGCGCGGGCTCGTCCCACTCGATCGGGGCGTGGCAGTCCTGGCATGGCTCGGAGTCGAGGTCGAGCTCGGCGACGGTCGAGGCCGGCCGGTCGGTGCCGTCGGAGAGGCCTACGGCGTCGGTGTAGGCGAGGGCCCGGGCGAGGAGCTCGGGGTCGAGGTGGTCGGTCATGTCGTGGTCCTTTCAGAGTGCCAGGGCAAGCTGGCCGTAGGTGGGCTCGGGGGCCGGCTCGGCGAGGAGGCCGGCGTAGTGCTGTTTCTGCTGGCCGATCATCAGTCCGGCGACGGGGTGGAGGATCGTCACTCCGGAGCGGTAGTCGCCGGCGACCTCTTCGAGGGCCCGGACGTAGTCGATCCCGGCGTGGACCTCGAGGACGAGGTGCTCGGGGAAGTAGGCGAACCCTCGGCCGTCCCGGGCCGTCGCGTGCATGTCGGCGAGGTAGAGGAATGCTCCGCGGATCACGGAGCGGGCCCAATGCTTCGTCCCTCCGTGCTCGGCGGTGCGTCGCTGGGCGATCGTCATCTCGTAGGGGTCGACCTGCTGGTCGGGGAGGACGAGGCCGTAGAGGGCGGAGACGATTCCCCACGGGAGGCCGGTCGACTCGGCGTACGCGCGCCGGCGTCGGAAGAGGTCGGACGGGTCGTAGAGGTCACGGCCGGCGGAACGCTCGGCGCGCTTCGTCTTGGTGCATCCGATGAGGACGGCGTGCGGGGTCACGGCCGGAGCTCCGCGGCCGTCGTGAACATGCGGAGGGCGTGCCGGCTCGTCGAGAACGAGGCCTCGTCGATGATGCAACCGGAGAGGGTCGTCGTCATCAGACGAGCTCCCTCGTCGGAGAACCGGGCGAACGAGAGGGAGTCTCCGTTGTGCCGGACGGCGTCCCATCCGCGGCGGGCGAAGTAGTCGACGGTCGAGGAGAGCTCCTCGAAGGTGTCGGTGGGGCTGTAGCCGGCCGCGGCGAGCTCGTCGATCAGCCGGGCGTAGTCGGGGGTGCTGGGTGATGGTGTCGTGGTCACGAGGTCGAGCGTATACCCATCACGTCACGGCGTCAACCTACGGCGTCACGGGGTCCTCTTCGTCGAGCTCGAAGAGCGCCGGCGGTCGAGCCGCCTCGGTGATCGTCGGGAGCTCGAAGAGCGTCGGGACGGCCTCGGCCTCGGCGAGCCGGGCCCGGGAGATCTCGGCGTACTCGGCGGTCTTCTCGACTCCGAGGAACCTCCTCCCCTGCTCGACGGCGGCGACCCCGGTCGTCCCGGAGCCGGCGAACGGGTCGACGATCAGTCCTCCGCGCGGGGCGATCCTCACGAGCTCCCGCATGAGGTCGGTCGGCTTGCCGGTGATGTGGTGCTTGTCGGCCTGCCGGATCGGGACGACGAGCGAGCCGGTCGCGTACTGGCCGTCGGCGACGTGGAGGAACCCGGGGAGGTACTCCTCGTGGTCCTCTCGGAGGTGGCCGGCGGTTCCCCACACGACGTACTCGGCCTGAGCTCGGAACCCTCCGCGCCTCGGGCGCGTCCCCTCTCCCTTGTCCCACGGGACGATGCCGCGCCAGACCCAGCCGCCGCTCTGGACGGCGTCGGTCGTGACGGGTAGCTGTCGCCAGTCGGTGAACGTGAGGATCGAGCCGCCGGGCTTCACGACGCGGAGGGCCTCCTCCATCCACACGGAGCACCACACGAGGTAGCCGCGCTGGTCGCGGTTGTCGCCGGCGAAGTCGGGCCGCTCGATCTGCGTCGCGGTCTGGACGTACTTGTTCGTTGTCGACCCCATCCGGTCGCCGCGGGTGAATCCGCCGGAGGAGTAGGGCGGGTCGGTGACCACCGCGTCCGCGCATCCGGTCGGGAGGGCCATCAGGACGCGGAGGGCGTCGCCGAGCGCGAGGTTCCACGGGGCGGCGAGGTCGAGCCGGGCTCCGTCGTGGAGCTCGATCCACTCGGGCGGGCCGAACTGCGGGTGCGGGTCTGCGGGGTCGGTGGAGATCATCGGTCGAGCTCTTTCAGCCAGTCGTACGCGGCGGTGAGGGTTCCGAGGCCGGCGACGACGAGGGCGACGGGCTTCGGCTCGCCGAACATCGCGACGAGCGCGGAGAGGGCGAGGAGGAAGAGGGGCCAGCCGTAGATCTTCACGAGTCGGCGTCCTTTCGGGTCGAGGCCTGGTGGAGGAGCTCGGGCCGGTCGGCGTAGAGCTCGACTCCGACTCCTCGACGGCCGAGCTCGTGCGCCACTCGAGGGACGGTACCGGAGCCGGAGAACGGGTCGAGGACAACGTCTCCGGGGAGGGTCGTCGGGAGGATGCACCGGCGGGCGAGCTCGTCGGGGAACGGGGCGAGGTGGGCGTCTCCGTTCCCTCCCGGTGGGAAGTGCCAGACCGAGCCGGTCTCGGCGAGGGCCGAGGGGAAGAACCGGGGGCGGCGCGCGCCGGCCGAGCGGGGTCGAGGCATCGGGGAGAGGAGGTAGATCATCTCGTGGGACCATCGCGGCCGGCCGATGTGCCGGAGGCTCTCCGGGCTCTCCCTCCCCTTGTCCCATACGATCGGGAGCCGGAGCCGCCATCCTCGCCGGAGGAGCTCGGCGATCACCTGGCCGGGGACGTCGACGAACGATCCCTCGGGGTAGGCGGGGTCGCGGAACCGGCCGGGGCCTCCGGAGAGCTTGGTGAGCGCGGCGGTCGAGGTCCAGTCCCCTCCGGCTCCTCCGCTGTTGTTGGCCTTGTCGCCGATGTTGAGCCACGCGAACCCGGTCGGGCGGAGGATCCGGCGGAGCTCGTCGAACACGTCGGCGAGGTTCCGGACGTAGTCGGCGACGGTCTCCTCGAGGCCGAGCTCGTGCGCGGTGTCCTGGCCGTAGGCGCGCTGTTTCAGGTAGGGCGGCGAGGTGACGACGGCGTCGACGGAGCCGGTCGGGAGCGTCGGGAGGATCTCGCGGCAGTCGCCGGGGAGGATCGCGGGGAACTCGGTCGGGAGCTCTCGGGCTCGTCGACGAGCTCGGCTCTCGGCGTGGTGGTCTCGGTCGTACGCGAGGTGGCATCGCTGGCAGAGGGCGAGGAGGTTCCCGTCGTCGACG